GCCCAAATAAGAACCATCCAACCAGCAACGAAACATGCGACGAGTCGCGTGGTTGCTGTCCGTGGTTAAGTCACCTTCTAAGTCGCGCAAGATGCGGGTTCTGATGTTTTCGTTGGTCATGGCTTTCGCCCTCCTGTTTACTAGATGTCACCTATATATTGGGACAGATCCCACACGTCAAGCATAAAATGTAAGAAAAATTATGGTCTGTTTTTATTGGATATTTTACGTCAAAAAAATCCACGTCAAAAGTTGACGTAGTTGACGTAATGTTGATTGTTAAACAATATCAACGCTTTATAGGTTTACGTCAACTACGTCAAAAATCCGTTTTGACGTAAATAATTCAATAAAATCAATATGATATTTTACGTCAACTACGTCACCCCCCTATAGGGGGGGGTATATACCCTACCCCCCCTGATGTTATTTCAAGAATGTCTGATCTGTTGCGATTATGGGAAATGTTGGGGCTTGCATGAATTGAACCGCAGGGCTATTGTAGGGACAGGATCGCATGAATGGGAAGCACGATGCCAAAGGTCGGTGAACAAATCGAAAAGGGTGGACGCAGGTTGCAACCGCAGCAGCAGAAGTTTCTCGATAACTACATTCACAAAGATATGACCCAGACCGGAGCAGCAAGAGCCGCAGGCTATAAGTCGCCAAATGTTCGAGCCGTGCAGCTACTCAAGAACCCAGTCGTGCGGGAACGCATGGAAGAAATGCGGAACGAGCTTGAAAGCAAATACGGCGTGACAATTACGAAATCTGTTCGGGATATGCAGAGACTTCGGGACGAAGCTTGGGAGGCAGGTAACTTCGGCGCAGCCATCAAGGCAGAAGAACTGCGCCTCAAAGTCACTGGGCTTATGGTCGCCCGTAGCCATGTTACTCACGAAAAAATAGAATCAATGAGCCGAGAAGAAATAACCCAACAACTGCAAGAAATCATGGGACGCGCTAAGGATCGCATGAAAGACGTGACGCCTGAGCAAAACATGATCGAACTAGATGCAGATGACATAACATACGATAACGGAGAAGCCGCGGAATAAGACTTGCGCAATGCGCGGGGCGGCTGGCGGGGCCGCAGAGCCCCAGAATCGGGCCTCTCAGCGCCGAATCGGGCTTTTTCGGGGTCGGGTAGCCGAAGACTTGTTCGGGTTACCACCGGGCCTCTCAGCGCCTCTCAGGAAAAACATCGGGATTCGGGGTTTCGGGTTCGGGATTCGCCAGCGCCGGGGTCAACCCGAGTAATTGTTCGGGTTAGTCCTTCGGTGAATAGCTGCCGGGGAGATTGCTCCGGGTCGCAGCCACGCCTGGCAGCATAACCCGAACAATTGTTCGCGAATCGCGCTAGCCAGGCTAAAGCGAATTTTTTTTATTTTTCTTGTTGACATCTATTAAAGTGTGGGATAGTGTGGGAGTATTCTAGCAAGCAGGAGAGAGAAGATGTGGAAAGTTACTTACGCAATTGACAGCCTAGACTCACATCCCGATGTGATTCACTTTGAAGAGCAGTGGGAGGCTCTGGAATTCGCGAGCGAAGAGATGCAGAGACGAGTAGACTTTCAAGTGCAGCACAGCGCCTACTCATTGAGCGAGCAAGACGTGCGGGATATTGAAGAGCATGAAACTCAATTGATTCGGATTGATAGCGTGGAGAAAGTATCATGAATATTGGCGGATATACAATGAAAGACTTGGGCTATGGGGTTCAGGTCACTGAAGTGGAAGCAGGATGGAGTTTTTTCCTGCAAGGTGAAGACGCGGAACAGTTCCATGAACAGTGGGACGAATATAAAGAACATCGGGACAACAACTTTCGTCGCTTTCTATCGGATTATGAATACAACGGATTGTTTCAATAGCAATCGGGCTTCGGGCTTCGGGCTTCGGGCTTTCGGGTTCGGGGTTCGGGGTTCGGGGTATAGTATATATACATAGGTATATATACTTACATACATACATACACACACATGATCGCGCGCATTCCTTCTGAATGTCGCGTTTTTTTTGTGCCGATTAGATAGCGACGCGCGGTGGTCCAAACCATAAGCCGAACAATTGTTCGTATTAATCCCATAAAATCCCTTGCCATATGGTAAAATATGCTTATATTACTAGGTATAGGGCGACAGCTTTGCCCTACTAACCTAGCAAAATGGAGTAAAAACAATGACTTACAATATTACATTCAGTGGTGAAATCGAGACAACAGGAGTTTCAATTTCAACAATACAACAGGCATTTCGCGAAAATGGCATCAAAGGCTGTAAAGTAGTGCCAGATGGCACGCCAACAGTAGATGCCGAAATCGTGCTGCCAGTTTATGCAAATTGCCAAGTTGCACGCGAACATTTGATTTCAGTTTGTGACGTTCTGGCAGATTTGGGATGCCGCGTTAATTCACGTTGCGGCTTGCACGTTCACATTGGCAACGCGCCTTTAAATGACAATGTGACGCCAGCGCAATTCACTGGCACTAGCATTGCACACACCGAAAGAACTGGCGAATATTACACGGATCACGCTGACCCATTTGATGCCATTATCATTAAGGATTGGATGGTCCGCTATACGCGTATGCAAACAAGCCGCAATGGTATTAACGCAATGCTGCCAGAAAGCCGTCACAATAACCGTATGTGTACGCGCTTGGATCTAAACACATTAGAGCGCGCCAATACTATTTCAGAACTGGCAAGCGCAACGCATGGCAAGTTTTCATCTATTAACTTGCAAACATGGTCTAAAGGCACTGTTGAATTTCGCCAGCATAGCGGCACTATTGAAGCTGAAAAGATTTGGGCTTGGATGCAATTCTTAATTAACCTAGTGACACACACATTGGAAAATCGCGTCACATCTGGCACGCGAACAATTGTACGCGATACGCCAGCAACGCCATTTCGCAATGGTTCACGCGTTGGTGTTCAATATGCAATGATGCGCCAAGCTGGCGGTGCAACTACTCGCGACATTATGGATTGCACTGGATGCTCTGAGCAACGTGTTCGCGCCGCTGTCTCTGAAATCAGAGCGCGCGTTGGTGATGCCGCTGTCATAACACACACACAACAATCAAATGGCGCGTCTTATGGCTCTGGAACTGATCACACATCATATGAAGTGCAAGCTTCATTTGAGGAACAAATTAGCGGTGTGACATTGCTTCCAGATAATAGCATTGGCAACGCTAGCATTTGGGCAGGTATTCCAGATGAGGCATTCGAGTGGTGGCAGGCACGCATAGCCGCGCTAGCACAAGGCTAGCGTACCACCTCAGAGCCACAGACAAGCCCGCCTAGTGCGGGCTTTTCTATTTTCCAAGGTACCCTAGCCAAACCGAACAATTGTTCGGAAATCGGGGCCTATGGGGTATGGCCCCCCCCCTATATCTGGAAGCAGTCGGACACGGCTCTACGCTAAGAAATCCACCTACGGTAACGTAAAAAAAACTTTTTGGGTTTACATAGGACATGACAGACCCCCCTCTATAGAGGGGTGTCTCTGTTTGTCCTGTCCTTATGTCGTTTGATGGCCCCCAAAAAATTTTTTTAAAAAATCCGTTGACCGCTCCCATACGCTACCATAAAGTACCATTCAGAATGAAAAGAGGTTATAGATGTCAGATATTGGTTGGTGGGAAGATTTGGACTTGATGCGTAGGTTGTATCGCTACGACGCGGAGAGTGGTTTGATATATGCTTGTGATCGTTTGCCGGAAGATTTTTATGATACTGGCGAGGGCAGTTCTTTTGTGAGTGCGGCTGGTCAGGCTTCTAAGTACAATATCCAGCGCAGTGGCAGAGTTGCTTTTAACAGGCGTTTCAGGGGGAAGAGAGCCACCTGTGATTATTTAAAGGGCAGTTCTGCGTATATGGGTGTTAGCAAGAATTTATTAGCGCATCGTGTAGCGTTTTTTTTGTATCACGGTCATTATCCTGTTTGGCCTAATTCTGTTGATCATATTAATCATGACGGTTGTGATAATAGGATTGTAAATTTGCGTGAGGTTACTGCGCGTGAGCAGTCTGCTAATACTAGATTGAGCAAGGCGAATACGTCTGGGGTTAAGGGCGTTAGTTTTTTGAAGGATCGTGGTAAGTGGCGTGCGTCTGCTAACATTGATGGACGGAAGGTGAATTTGGGTACATTTTCGAATATTAATGACGCGATTGCGGCTAGGAAGGCGGCTATGGATGCCTAGATACAGGTTAAATTACGGCGATGTGCATGAGTTTGATGCGCAGGGTGCTGGTGAGGTTGTGCCTGTGATGCAGGGTCGTCATTATTTGGGCGGTCGTGAGGATGAGTTTGTTTTCATGCGTCGTGCTGCGATTGAGATGTGTGAGTGGAATGGGAAGGATTATTATTTTCATAGCCGCGATGCGTTAGCTGGTAGCATGATTGAGAACGGATTATTGGAGTGTGTTGATTAAGTTTCTGTTAGTTGTTATGGTTGCCTTGATATTCTACTGTATAGGGGCTTCTGATGTCAGTAAGAACGGGTATTTTTCCACCTCCTAGTGTTGGTCCGATGACTTCTGGTATGCCGGGTCCTATGCCTCCGATGGGTGCTGCACCTAATCCGTTTGCTCCTATGCCGCCTATGCCTTTAGCTGGTATGCCTCCTCCACCTATGATGGGCGGTATGCCTCCACCTCCGATGATGGGCGGTATGCCTCCTCCACCTATGGGTGGTATGCCCCCTCCTCCGATGCCTCAACAGCAGGCTTCTAGCGCGGGTCTTGGTTCTGTTGCGGGATCGAATGCTCCTCGTCGCCGTATGTTTGGCGATTTTTTGGAGAGTAAGTTGAGTTCAAGTCAGCCTCGTCCTGCTCCTCAGATGCCACCTCAGATGATGCCGCAACAGCAGATGGTTGCACCGGGCACTCCTGCG